ATCCATAGCCCCTTGGCCTCAAGGCTAACCAAGGCCAGCTTCTCATTCGCCAGCCAGCGGTTAGGTTCAAAGGGAAACCAGAAAGAATCTCGCTTCACTTTTTCTTCTCCGAATCCCGCTTCTGATATTTCTTGGCTCGCTCTAATAACTCTTTGGTGATTCGATGCGAGTAGTCTAGGTGGCTTATGATGTCCTTGTAAGACTCCCGCTTTGCGTGGTCGAAGTCTTTAAACAAGTCCCTCAATCTCTTGGACACAACGGAGTGGAACTGCTCTACGAGCTTTAGTCTCTTAACGCTCATAGTTGTCCCACCAATCTTTTAACCATCCCAAGAATCGGCCTAGCAGATATAGCCCCAGAATGAATACGCTGTATGAGCAGACCGCAACTACGAACCACACCGCTAAATGATTCCCGATGGACGAAAGGGAAATCACCATTTGGGCGCGGTCGGCCACTTTGCCCAAAGTACGACTTCGGTTTGTTGACCCCAATTCTGGGCGACATAGTCCCCTTGTAAGTATCTCCCGCCGATAACTTCTTTTCCTGTATAGACAAGAACCCTGCTATTTTCATTTGGTTTCTCCTTGGTTGTTTTCCACTCCAACATTGACCACTTGGTTTCTGGTATCCGAACATCAATGGCCGACATCTGCGAGCCTCCTAATTGCAACCACCACTTCATTTAAGATTCCGGTGATGACCGCATCCTCTGTTCCGTCTGCCAGTTGTTGAACCAGATCGGCACATCGTTCTCTTTCGAGGTCGGCGGCCTTACTCCTTACATCGTTAAGGATGTCTTGGATAAGTTCAGAATGGGATTTCATCGGGTGTTCCTTTGCTTAGCGCATCGCTCTCCAAAAGAATCTCTTGGATGATTTCGTTGCGTATGATGTCGTTCTTGTATGGTTGGCCGTCCTTGCCGGGTTTCAATTCCTGCTTTGATAGCCAGTCCAAGTAGTCCAAGCCCTTATCACCGAAGGCGGCGATCTGCCGAAGGGTTGAGCCTTTATACTTACCAAACTTCAATTCCATATCCCTCGGCTCTGTGCCGTTGGTTTTGTTGGGGGAGTTGAGCTTGGCCGTGATATCTGCCAAGTCTGCCTTGCTTATCTTGGCGGGTTCGGCTTTGGGTGCTTCCTCAAACTTCTCCGTGTTGATATCTTGGAATCCCCCATAAGGAACTTCCTCGGCTGGTGTGGTGGATAGGCTCTTGTCGATCAATACCACGATGTGTGCAAAGGCAGAGCGACAAGCCCTACTGATTGCTCTGGTCTGGCACATCGCCCTCTTGGCATAGGTGGGTCGGTTAGCCCACATCGGCTCGTCATCACCCAAGAACCCCTCGGCTTGAGATATGACTTGTCCATTGTCCATTCGCTTTACTTCACCGATGCAACGATATCCATCTTCAAGGCGCTCAACATCTCTAGCACTCGCAACGCATCCGTGAGCTACTGCGATGGATTGCCAGCCCTCGACACGCACATACTTCTTATCGCCTTTGCCTATCTGCTGAGCGGTCTCCATTACGATTGCCCTACATACGCCAGCTACATCCGTAGCTTGTCGCATATAGTTTTGCACTCCGTTGGAGTGGCCTAGGCCGTGGTCATTCTTTAATACTATCTGTTCATTCATTTGGTTCTTTCTCCTATTGTTTATTGTTTTTTCTGTCCGTCATCGAATACGCCAAAGCCTTCGGCGTTTTCTTTATGTGTCTTGGGAAGGTTCAAAAATCTAAAGTCATTACGCTGGTCGAACTCGGTATCTGGAAAAGCACCAAACACTCTTACTACCCATTCATCCGTAGTTTCATTTGGTAATTTTTTCTTGGCTGGTTCTTGATGCCAGAATGTAGGCATTTCTTCACTCATTTTTTTATCCTTTCGTTTATGGTTTTGATTATGGGGGAAAGCCAGTTGGCAGAGATATCGTGGGAGGGTATGCGAAAAACTAGGATGCCCATCGAAGAGGCAAGGTTGTATTTTTCCATATCGTTAAGGAATCCAGAGGGTCTTGTATGTCTGCCCCTCGTCCACACCCCTCCCTCTAGCTCGATAGCGATGCCAGAGGTTAAGAAGTCCACATAGTAATCGAATCTAAACCTTCTGCCCTCGGAGAACTTATGCTCCTTCTTCAACTCCCCACCCCCAAGACTCCTCCATAGAAGTTCAAACTTGGCTGATGGGGTCATCTTCATTCTAGTTTCTCCCCACCCAGTTCTTGCTAGGCAAGACTAGCTCTGGTTCTTTTGGTTCTTTGGGCTGGTTGCCCTCGGCCACGATCTTGTCCATCTTTTCTAGTTCGGCGGCCACATACAAATAGAACTGCCTACGCTCATAGTTCTGCTGGTCGATGTGTTTGGCAAAGAGCCTCACCCCTTGCAGAATCAGAAGCCCAAAGAAAACCACAAGGAAAATAATCACCAGCGAATCCTCTGTTTCTGCCACGAGGGCGAGCAGTAGTTGGGGTTGGTGATATAGGGATACTTGCCGTCATCCAGAGCCTTCATCACGAAGCCTTCCCAGATAACTTCCCCCGCCTTGTTGTTCTGGAAGTTCATCTCCTCCCAGATTGCATTGATCTTGTGATGGGCGAGACGAACAAAGCGGAGGAGCTTGTTGGGTTGCAGATCAAAGGTGACGGCTTCGAGGTGTTCGATCTCCTTCATCCGTTCGGCGTAGGGCTTGGGGTTGGCCGGGTCGAATGCGTCCATCACCACGATAGTTCCTTTGCCAGTCTTGGTGCGTTGTCCCATAATCTCGCAATCGACAAAGCGTGATTTGATTCCAGCCCCTAGGATTCGCTCGGCCATTAGGTTGTGGTTCGAGGCAAACTTGCCGTGGCGGTTGTAGCCTTGCTTGGTTTCTTGGTCGAACAATCCCCGCCAGCCATTTGCCTTGCCTTCGATGGCTGTATCTTTTTTGAACTCGATATGAGATGCTGGAACTGCGGAGGCTTGCGGTCTTGCGGGGAGTGGGAAGGATGTCATTTGATTTGTTCTAGGATTTCGATTTGGAGTTGTAAAGTATTATTTGAGGAGATGTTCAACTATGTAGAGGGTTGAGCCAGCACCTACGACTAGTCCGATGATGTATGCGATTAGGATTTTTTTCATTTAATTTTTCTTTCTTGGTTGGGGGTTAGACTAACTTCTTGGCCTTGGAAAGACACCGGGGACAAAGCATCCCCAATGCCTTTTTGTGATCTGCCGCTCTGATTTTGCCATCGCCTTCATCGAAGGTTTGGCCGCCGTCTATCAGAGATGTTTTGCCCTTCTCGATTCCCATCAAAAGCGAAAAGCAAGTTCCGTCATCCATATTAAAAAGCCTATTCGTTGGCTTACCACAAAGAGTTTTTTTGCCCTGCTTTGCTGTTTTGTTATTATGCGAACCATCCACACAATGATAATTCGCACCGCAATTAAATTGCAGATAATCATTCATCGCATCGTTGCCGTAAGACCAAAACCTAAACTTGCTTGCCGTGCCTGTTTTTGTTTCTTGCATACCCCAACACTATCACACCCCCAAAACTTGTAAAGGGTTTATTTATATTATTTTAACGACTGTTTGTAAGTCCCTATAAACACGCTACTTATGGGGGTGCTTTGTGGGGAGAATCTTGTAGATTTTAAGGTTGCGAACTACGCGATGATCTTTTCTAGGGATAATAAAGGGATGTCTTTTCATATCCACTTTCTTTTCGAGGAGCATTTGGCTCAACATTCTTGAGGTTGTGTTCATTGATTTCCCCCACAACTTGCTCACTTCCTCCCTCGTGTGATACCCCGCAGGCGGGGGTGGTGCGAATTTGTCTTTGATGTGTTCTTGTAAAAGTTTCTGCCAAGGATTTTGTTTCATAATTAAAACGCTTTTATGTCAGTCGGTAAATAAAACTTGTTTCCCCTCTGCCGTGCTTGGAATACTTCGTGCGTCTTGTCGGGATAGATCGCTCCGAATGCCCAGCCGTGTTGCCAGCGGAGTCTGCGGAGTTGGCCTCGATTATATTCCGGTGTCTTGTTGCATAGGCATCCGATATTGTAGCCAGTCCGAGGGTCGATGGAGACGCTTCTAAAATAGTCAATAGCGTGGGTGTGGCCGAAGATAACATCCCCATACGCATCGCTGTGTTGTTTGGCAGAGTGCATTGCGTGGCCGTAACCGTGTGCGAATGAGAGCGTCCCGCACTTGTAGATTCCACCGACTGAATCATAGGGAAACATTCTCGCTTTGGTTTCCTTCATTATCAATTCTATATTCTCTATTCCATCGTTAGCGTAGTCACGAGCTACTCCGCTTCGGCAGTTCCTAGCCATATCAAAAATGCGCTCGTCGTGATTGCCCCTTAAAAAGATTCTCTCATCCCCGAACTTAAAGAACTCTCGAATAAACTCCTCCCCTGCGTCCCAATCCTTTTGCAGACTGGATGCCTGCTCTTCATCGCCTGCCCCTTTTCTAATCGCACGAAAGTCCCAGAGGTCGCCAATGCAGACCACAAGCCCGCCATCCTTGCCGATATATTCCTTGGTAAAAGCGAGCAGGGCTTTCACCGAGTCAGCGTCTTGTTCATCGCCGTGGATATCACCACAAGCGACAAACTTTATTGGCTTCATAAGGGTTTAGATTGACCTGTAAGAGTTGTGTAAATAAGATTGCAACACTCTCTTGCACGAGGGTTTGTCAATGTTTCGTCTGTGCATCCGTCTCTAGCTAATTCCATCACAATGTGCATCTGCTGGCGAAGGGTGAGGAGATATACCATTTGATCTGTCGCCTCGGCTATGGCTTCCTCAACCAAGCGAGCGGTAGGCATCTCCCATAATTTCGTCCCACAATTTTCTACCACCCCTTTTTTATATTTCCTTTCCATCGACTCGACCGCCGCCATTTGCAAAGTGGTGAGATGAAGATCGTGCTTCTTTGTAAAAACTTTCTCTTCGGTTTGCTCCACGCCCTGCTCTGATGTCATCCTTTATCTGCTAGACCACGGACGCTTATTGACTAGGGAAATCTTTTGCTTGTTCACCTCTTGCTTTTGTGGCGAGACAAGCTCCCTCCATCCAGAAATGTTTGCATCTTCTAAGTGGGGTTGCTCCCAATCCAATCCTCGAAGGCCGTGCTTCTCTGCAATCTTGCGTGTGATCGAATAGCCTTGGTCGTCATCCCACGAGGCCACTAGATCACCGCTGGGAGTACGAGCAAGGGGAACATAGTCAATAGCGTGAGA